TTTAGTCCAATCTCTCCACGTTTTAGTCTTTTTACCAACTACACATAGGAAATCTTTACCTTCAAGTAAATGGAATGGATTTACAGAAGTAACTCCTTCTACGAGTCCGTCTTCTTCAGGATTTATTTGATGTTCTAGTAATTCATTTATCTGAGCTCTATACTTAAAGATTTTAATACTGCCTTCAAGGTTAGTAAGCTGAGGATCTTTATTTACGTAGATATAAGAGTGATGAGTATACCATCTAGAGAAATTTTCATTTATTTCCTTTACAACACTAGGTTCTTCTTTGAATAATTTCCCAAGTATAGTGCTAAGTGTCCATAGGATGGATGGTTTACCTTCATTTGAAGGGCAGTCCACTATCATGGATCTTTTAGTTATAGGGTTATAGATTTTAGCACTGTATTTAGTGTATTTAGATAAATCCTTATCTCGTAGATTTGGAATAAACCTGAAAACAGATTTATACACTCCTCCACTTACGTCTGGATTTGGATCATATAGATTAAGATCTACTTTTTTTTCGTATCCTGCTGTTGTAGGATTAGAAATTGCTTCGCTTGGTATGTTAAAAAAGTCATTCATAAGTTAGTAATTTATTTTTAGTTTATTTTAATATATTATACTAAAATAGTAATTTTTAGTTCTAGTTTATTTAGGTTCGTTTATAGTAGATCGTAAATCTTTAGCAGTTTCTTCTATAGAAGATAATGTTTTTCTAATAGTTGGAAAATGTAATAGTTTGCGAACGGATTGTGCAGTTTTTCTTATTCTACCACCGGCACTTCGGTTACCCTTGTCATAGAACTTATCTGCATCATCTTGGCATGATTCTAATAGTTCGTCCATTTCTGAAAAAATAGATGCTTTAGCATCAGCAATAACCTTTTGTAATTCTTCGAATTTATTCATAGTATTTTATTTTTGTTATATCTTACTGTCGTGATAACAAAGGTTTTAAATATTATTGATAATTTCTGTATATTTACCGCTTAATTTAGCTAAAGGGTGATATTTTAGCGTATATAATATCCATATTTTTATTATTTCGCTTTTATTTGAAGTACTCATGAATTTTGACTTAACGTATCTATCTAAATAATCATCAAATAGGGTATCGATGGGTACTTTTTGAATTCTAGATTGATTTTCCATTCCATAAACTATAGATTCTATTTCTTCAGGCAACATGAAATATCTATAGTCTCTTTGTTGCTGCTGTCTATTATGTTTATGTTCCTTTTTATCAGGATTGAAATTAAATGAGTCTCTATTCCAACCCACTTGTTTTAAATGGTTTATTTCATGCGAAATAACATTGTTTAATTTAAAATACAGGCTTTCTTCTGAAAAGTCGCCATTTGTATAAAGTATAATCTCAATTAGTGGAATATCATCTCCATTTATAAACGTATTGCCTGTAATTACATAATTGTCTGTTTTAATTGAGACTAATGCTTGTGTTTTGCCTTTAAAATAGGGGTCGTCTTTAAATGGAGACATTTTGCTGTTTTTTACTATTAGGCATATGTCAAATTTGATAAATTCTTCATTTATTTCTAAATCTACTAACTTAGTATATTTATCTACAGTGGAAAACTTCTTTATACTAGTCATGAAGCTTTTAGATAAACTAATTGATAGTTTTTCTAAGGGATTTATAAATTCATGATATTCTAGTAAATGCTTTTTCAAAATACTAACTTTTTTTAGAATGTTTAATATCTAGGAACGTAGGAGACAATTCAGTAGTCAATGGAATATTATCACTAGTAAATTCAACAGTTATAGTCTGTAAGATATTTCCTTTTTCAAAAGAATCAGTACCGTCTATGGTACCGGCCTTTACAGAATTTTTAAATTTTCCTAGAATTTTTCTATCTAAATCCGATAATGAGAAGGCTTCGCCTATTATAGCGTTTTTAACATCCTTTTTAATTTTATCAAGAGAAGATTCACCTTGGTCACCAACAATTGGCATGTCTTTTGCTATATTTATATCTAGCCATTTATCCAGTTCACTTTCCTTGATTGAATATAATGCATATTCCTTTTGAAGAGGTCCCACGTGAGTTACCTTTTTTCCATCTTCTAAGAATATAAACTCATATATTTTTTCTTTTTTAGCAGGAGCTGCTGCTTCTCCGCCTGCCATTGGATCCATTCCTGGCATTCCCATGTCTTGCTCATTAAGAAAACCCGTATAATTTTTTATATAATTCTTCACACTTGGATATTATTTAGTTTATTTATCTATATTTATCATACTAAAAAAGGCAGGACTAGCGAAGGTCCTGCCTATAATCCGACATTACATCGGTCCTAAGACCCGCTTAAACTTGCGGGGGTTTATGCATCGCAACCGCCTCCGGCACATGTAAATATAGAATTTTCAGGTTTTTGAGGGGAATTACTATTTTTTAAATTATCAGAAGCCGATAGTTTTTTATTTTTTGCTAATTTTGGCTCAGTCCTTGTATAATATGAACCGGTTTTTAACCCATTCTTCCAAGCATATACCAAAGCACTGGATATTTTACTGTATTTTGCATCCTTGTGATAAACATTCATGCTTTGAGATTGATCCACAAATTTATTTCTAATTATCGCAAGATCAAGTAAGCATTTTTGAGGTATTTCCCATACTGTTTTATATCTATATCTAATATCTTCAGGTATTTCATTAATGTCTTGTACACTTCCCTCATTAGATATTATTTTATTTCTAATGTCTTCATTCCATAGATCTATTTCATCTAGTTCCATGACTAGGTATTTATTTACAACTATAAATTCTCCGTCTCCTACCATTCTGGTGAATACATTAGAAGTTATAGGCTCAAAGCACTCAAATGCTCCTAAAAGAATTGCACTAGATGCAGTTGGCATAAGTCCCAACAATAGAGAATTTCTCATAGGTATAGGTTCATCCTTTTTAAGAGGACTCCATCCTTCTATATAAGTTTTACCTTTACTATATTGACTTCCATTCCACGCAGCGTAATTCTGTTTCTCTTCATTTGAAAGAGCCATGCTTTCTTCAACGGCGGATTTGTACATGGTTTCGAAAATATTATGGTTCCATTTCTTAGCATCTTCACTCTCAAATGATATTTTCTTTTTAGCAAAGAAATCTGCTAATCCAGCCACCCCTATTGCTATTGCTCTTTGGTCTTCTCCTGCTTTCTTACTCCATTCATCGGACCATTTATTAATATCTATTACTTTATTTAAGGCTCTTACTAATACTTTAGTGGACTTTGATATGCTTCTTAATGAATCATGTTCAGCTAGATTTATAGAGGCTAGGGTGCACTGAGGAGTATAAGAGGGCTTGCTTGCTTGCATTATTTCTATACATAAATTTGACTGATTTACGATACCGATATTATCTTGCATATTTCGCTTATTTGCATTGTCTTTATAAAAGGTATATGGAGTACCACTTTCTACCTGAGAACGAATAATTGCATCCCAAATCTTTTTAGGACTAATGACTTGCCCCAAGCCAAGTTCAACTGCTTTAAAATATTCTTTTTTAAAGGCTTCTCCGTGGATTTCATAAAATGGCTTAAGACCTGCCTTTTTAATATCGTTTGGACAAAATAAATAGTATTTTTTATCATTGATTAATGCATCCATAAAAACATCATCTATGGTGACAGCAGTAAATAAATCCCTTGCTCTATTTAATTCTTCACCTATAGGTAATCGTAATTCTAAGAATTGTAAGATATCTCTATGCCAAGTAGAAAGGTACAGAGCACAACTACCTGATCTATTGCCTTGTTTATAGAACCTCATCATGGCCTGTACCATATCTGCGAATCTAACAACGCCTCCAGCGAATCCTTTGAAACTGCTTACCATGCTTTTAGAACTTCTTAATCTGTCTATACATAGGCCTATGCCAGATCCCTCTTTAGACCCGTGTGCTATTTTGTCTAAAGTAGAATTTATTCCTTCAATACTGTCATCCATTAAAGTGGTTAGATTACAACTTATTAAACCGTTCCTTCCACTAACTCCTGAATTACTTAATATTGGAGTTGCAAAGTTAATCTTTTTTTCGTATAGCTCGTTTAATAGTTTTCTCCTGTCTTTGAATGATTCCGGATATAAATGATTAGCTACTCTATTGTGCATCATTGAAGGTATTTCAATGGGAACGCCTAGCTCATTCTTGTCTGAATATTTAGTTAAAAAGGTAGATGCTGCGAAAGAATCAAATTTTTCATCAACTGGTTTTGACTCTACTTCTAAAAGCTTGCCCTGTCTAGATATAAGTATTCTTCCTCCGAGTATAGCATAATCGGGATGTTCTATTTGAAGATCAGCGGTTTGGAAAGCAACTATTTCATCTATGTCAGTTGCCGTCATACCATCCTTTATATGTGGTACTACTTTTTGAAACAACCTTTCAGCATTTATAACAAGACCTATAGACTGTGTTTTTATACGGGTTAAAATTTTATTAGGCATGAAAGACTGCTTACTACCGTCTCTTTTGATTATCTTCATATGATATATTATTATATTATTTTACTTTTAAAAGTCTGCGTCATCGAATATGCCTAAGTTGCTTGTAGGAATATCTACTCTAGTGTATCCTCCACCTGTTCTTCTTTCAAAGAAGTTATTTTTAGATGAAAGTCCTATTTTTTTCATGAATTCAAGAGGGTTTCTAGTGTTGAATTTTATTTCTCCTATGAAATCATTAAGCACTATGTCGGTTACAAATTGAACATATTCAATCATCATTTCTTTTGTCATACCTTGTAAACCATCGGGCAAACTCTTTTCTACAAATACTTTTTCTGTTTCATAACA